AACAACGCACCCAATTTACCCTGCGCTCGTGCCACCATGTTGTCATAGTCCCCAATGAATTCACCCACTAACTTGGTGAACTCCTGCTCAATGTCCGTGACCCGTTTCTGATAGTCAAAGTACATAGCAGTGGTTAACAACCTAAGCCCTGAGTCCGACCATGGCATCGTGGCATAGTAGTGGTACGTCCGTGCATTACCCGCATACTTGGCTATTGCCTCAAACTGCGGTTCGTCTGCAAACAACTTCTTGTGATAGTTACCCGCCCTAGTCTGGGTATTCTTCTGCACGTCGATCTCGGCACTAACTTGTTTGTCAAACTTGCGCCCTGTCCATGTGCTGATGTTCAACTCCACGAGCATGGCACTACTGCTGATACTGGGTACGCTACCCACGTCAACGTGGAACTCTCGACTAACGTTAGACGCAACTTCTTGATTACTTGTTGTCATGTTTTTCTCCTGTTAAGTTAATGACATTTACTACGCCTTACAACTTCTTACCACTATATATTATATTTTACTAAAGTTTACCACTACTGTCCAGTTTTCAGACCACCCATGCGAGTACGTGGTATGACTAGGATTAACTTCTCCTCGTCCATACTTTGCAGAGTTACGTCCGTGTTTGTCCAAGCAACCACACAGTAAGTTCTTTTTCCTATCCGCTTTATCTGTCCTGTATTCACGATCCCCCCTTATTTAAACAACCACAGCACAAACAAAATTGGCAGAGATAAACCCGCACCAATCCAAAAGAATGTCATAAACAACTCGCTGAACCATTCGAGTCCTTGCCTGAAATCCGACTTGTGCTTCTCCACCGCACAGGCATACTCCCAACCCTTGAATGCTTCGTTGACCGAGCGATACGTCACCCCCGCTACATGGCGAGGATTCTCCGTACTTCGATAAGTCCGCATGTCTATACCTTCCACTACTACCCCCGTTTTAATTACGGGCTTGCTCGTTTTAGTCTTGCTCATATACAACCTCCTTTAATTTATCAATGGTTTGTTCCATAACATCTTTGCCGTATAACTGCCTAATCATGATTAGACGTGATGACTTCCGAGGGTCGAGCATGAACTGCGCTTTGGTCTCGTCCGTACCTGCAACCGCTAGGATTGCCTCAAGCATGAATAGGGTATCTTCTCCTGACATGGTTTTCATTTATTCCCCCAATGATTCTATTTCTTCAACTTCAGCAACCACCCACTCGTTTGTGGGTTCAAAAATCTCCATGGCGATATTACATGCCGACTCTTCATTTTCGGCTTCGACCAACTCCACCGAATAACTTGCTATCACAACCCGATACTCTTTCATTTATTCCCCCATTTCTTTTAATATCTGTCCCGCCTCTGCTGATATGTGCATACCCGCAACTACCCCATGAATGAATGCGTCCTCTCGGAGAGCCGTACTCCGTTTGCTCTCACTCTCAGATAAGTACTTGTCATAGGCTTTCTTAAATCGGTCTGCCAATACCTCTGCTTTTTTATCTGTAAACTTTTTCTTCATTTAACTAGCCCTCCCTTGTTGTTCAACCCGACTAGATCCGAGCGATCAAAGATCGCCACGTAATTGCTCTTGTGCATTGGTGCTATGGTGAACTTACGTTCCTTGGCTACCTCCTCACCGCATGGCATACATATGGCATAACCCAACTTCATACGGGCTACGTCATATGTTTCACCACACAACTTACAACGTGGTGCGTACGTCTTCATAATCATTCTCCTGTTAAGATGTTAAGTGGGTAAATCTACGTCAAGTGGTAAATTCGTCTAACGTTAGACGCAAGGTTCGGAACTGCCACCTGCGCTACAACTTTTTTACCACTATATATATTTTAAGCGATATAGACCCCAAGGTCAAGGTTTTGGCTATCAAAGAGTATCAGACTCTATTAAAGAGTGTAGTGTCTATAATGTCTTTATTTGTTCTTGTATTGTTCCTTTGTAAGTTATTGATATATAAGTATTGTTCCATATGGAGTAGTTGATAGAGATTATGAAGCGACCTTGCGAGAGATTCCCTCAGTCCCTTGCAGAAGAGATTTTGGTATGTTTTTGGATTCATACTCTAAAATGGACGGAACAAAAGGAACAATATAACTTTTTCCTTATAAATCAATAGGATCAATAGGAACAATAGGGCAGAACATTACGGAACATTCGGAACAATAGCAGGGTAAACCCCTATGCAAATATGCCTTGACAAACTCAGAAAATACTTTTAACCTGCTAGCAGGTTAAAACAAAAACAAAACAAATTTAACCCGTCGCTATCCGCTTCTCCTAGTCACTGGCATCATTTCGTCTAACGTTAGACGCAAACATAAGAATAAGTTGTTAAGCCGAATTTACCGCACGGCTCACCGCACAACGATCCGCTTCTCCTAGTCACTGGCATCAAAAAATTTAGACGAAAAAAAACCCCCTTTCGGGGGCTTGGTTAAAAGTAAGTATCAAAAAAGCGATTGTTGACCGCTTGCAAAGCGGATTTTTCAGACATAAAAACAGTTTTAATTCCATCAGACCATTCAACTACCCATTTATAACCTGATTTATAAATTTTCCATGTAAGCATAATAAATTCCTTTCAAAAAAAGCCCCCCAATTTGGGGGGCATAATGATTACTTAACTTGTGTTAAGATCTTAAGGGATTTCAAAGCCTTAACATCATCAACAATACCTACATAAGAATCTTTCTGATCCTTACTTAAACGATCGATCGCTGATTTGATCTCTTTCAAAGCCATTTGAATTTGGCTTGCTGGGGCTTTCTTACTTACTTGATTGCCCTTAGCAATCCTATTCTTAAGGCTTTCTTTCATATTGTTATAAGCCTTTCTAGCACGATCCTTAATATCGGTTTGAAGGGCTAACTCGCTAACCTTTAACGTCTTAGGGTCAGCATAATATAACTTCTCAGCAACAGGATCTTTCCAACCCTTAACAATATGCAACAGGATCGAATCTCTGAAAGAGACGCCTTGCTTATCCTCTTTCTCTTTCATGTCGACAAAATGGTGAGGCTTATACCCATTAGCGTATAGATCATCAATAAGCAAAGCCTTAGCATTACCCTCAGCATTGTTTAAGAATGACCAACTCTCCAACAGATCAATGGTAGTACTACCCATTACATAATGATTAGTAACAGGCTTAGTATTAGCAAGGGTTTTGCTAACTTGACTGATAGCAGATACAGCAGTTTTAACGTTTTTCATTTTGATACCTTTCTAAATAATGTCGTAAGCGATTGCCCCGAACCATTAACTAAAGTTTAATAGAATTTGATAGTGTTTGACAATAGATAATTTCGTCTAACGTTAGACGCAAAGCCGATTTTGCCTAGCGATTTAGCGACACCCCACCCCCCAAAATCTGTTTAGGTACCATGTCGGCTGTATGGTTTGCTATTCCGCACACTCAATACTCACTTTTTAGAGTTAGTTCGGCGGAGAACTTATTACCGATTTGCCGTAAGTCTTTGTTTTACATAGATATTTTTTCTTGTTTCGGGCCCGGTAATTACAAAACGAACCCAGTTTAGGTATGATCGTACCCAGAAACACCCCCCGTCATGTTTTTTAAGTACCTAGCCTAAAAAATTGTTATATATAAAATTTTTGGTTTTTTATACATATTGGGAAGTACTTACATAATTTTTTCGTTTTCCTATATACTTCACATACGGCTTGTTCATTGCCGTTTCCTTGTTAAGTTGTATTTAGGGGGAAGTCCACTATAGAGGCTCCCCCTTTTCTTTTCTACGGGTTGGGTGAGGGTAAATCTTGCAAGGGATTGCCGGCATGCTTCACATACATACGGTCTTCACCCTTCTCACCAATTTTTAATATATACTTCGCCTAACAACATCTAATTCGGACAGGAATTGATGCAACAAATAAATGTAGAGCCAGACTTGGCAATACCGTTCCCGGAGGACAATCCGGTACTAGCAAACTTCAGGGAAAGAGCTGAAGCGGCATGCCGCACGGCAGAATTACTGGAGCTTGACGTTACCGCAACCGACGAGGATATGGCGGTGGCAGAGACTATTGTCTATGAAGTCGCTAAGAACGAAGACCAAGTAAATACTAAGATTACTACCAAGAAGGCTTCGCAGATCAGACCTGCTACATATTACGCAGTCAATGACATTCTGAAAGAGTTTTCTACAAAAGTGGTAGAGAATGCTACGCAGATTAGGCTATTGGTAACAAATAAGTTACTACTTGAGTCCGCCAATGAGGATGCCAAGATCCGTATCCGTGCCCTAGAACTGCTGGGTAAGATTACCGACGTGGGCTTATTTACCGAGAAATCAGAGGTTACTATTAACCACCGGTCAAACCAAGAATTGATGGACAGTTTGCGCTCTAAGATACAGAAACTCATGCACCCACAGGGTGTAGAGGATGTAAAAGCGGTGGAGATAAACGGGGATACCATCGACGTGGACAAAGAAATGGGTATAGAAGAGGAAAAAGTGGATGACGGCAGCGACCCTAAACCCGCTTGAGGACCTAACGGACGTCGAATTACAGTTCTTACTGGACAATTTGGACCAGTTTGATGATATGGACGCTGAAGAGACGGACTTAGTTCTTGATGAAATGCAGCGCCGCAAAGATGCTAAGGCTGCTAGAGAGGACTTAATAGCATTCTGTAAGATAATGCAGTCGGACTACAAGGTTGGTAAACATCACCGCATATTGGCAGACCTCCTTATGGAGATTGCAGCGGGTAAAAAAGATCGGGTGGCAGTCAATATTCCTCCAAGACATGGTAAATCACAGCTTGTATCTATCTACTTCCCCGCATGGTTCCTTGGAAAATACCCCGATAAGAAGGTTTTAATGGTCTCCCACACGACCGATCTTGCTGTGGACTTTGGACGGAAAGTGAGGAACCTAATTGACACGCCTATATATAAACAAATTTTTCCTACTGTCAGTCTGGCGCAAGATAACAAGTCTGCTGGGCGTTGGAATACTAATGTTGGTGGTGAGTATTTTGCTTGTGGTGTGGGTTCTGCCCTTGCTGGTCGTGGAGCTGATCTATTATTGGTGGACGACCCCCATAACGAGCAAGACATCATCAATGGGAACTTCGATGTATTCGAGAAAGCGTATGAATGGTTCACCTACGGAGCAAGAACACGCTTGATGCCAGGCGGTAGAGTCGCTATAGTACAAACTAGGTGGCATCAGGATGACCTAACAGGTAAGGTTGTTCGGGATATGACCCAGAATGACGAGGCAGACCAGTATGAGCTTGTTGAGTTTCCAGCGATATTTAATGAAAATACGGATAATGAGTCAGCTTTGTGGCCAGAATGGCTGCCATTGGCCTCTTTGCGTCAAACTAAGGCTTCTATGCCGGTGTTCCAGTGGAACGCTCAGTATCAGCAAAACCCCACAGCCGAGGAAGCCAGCGTTGTCAAGCGAGAATGGTGGCAATGGTGGAAGTTAGAAACACCACCAAGCTGCGAATACGTGATTATGTCTTTAGACGCTGCCGCAGAAACCCACAACCGGGCAGACTTTACTGCAATAACGGTTTGGGGAGTGTTTTTTAACGAAGAAACGGAATGTCATAACATTATTTTGTTAAATTCCATCAAAAAACGATTAGAATTTCCAGAATTAAAGGATTTAGCCTGGAAAGAATGGCATGAATGGAACCCCGATGCGTTCATTGTGGAAAAAAAGAGTGCTGGTACAGCGTTATATCAAGAATTACGGCGTACAGGTATGCCTGTTACAGAATACACACCCCATAGGGGTAGTGGTGATAAGCTTGCTAGGCTCAATTCTGTTACTGATATTGTTAAAAGCGGCTTAGTATGGGTGCCCGAGACACGTTGGGCTGAAGAAGTGGTAGAAGAGATTGCAGGATTTCCGTTTATGAGTCATGATGACTTGGTTGACTCAACGGTGATGGCGCTAATGCGCTTTAGACAAGGCGGGTTTATTAAATTACCGAACGATGAACCAGATGAAATCAGACTATTTAAGTCTAAGCGGTTCAAAGGATATTATTAAGGACACATTATGGCAATAGATAAGGCACTGTATCAAGCTCCAATAGGCATAGAAGAGGCAGCCGCAATGGAGAGTCCGATAGAGATCGAGATTGAGGATCCTGAATCAGTCACTATTGGTATAGATGGCTTAGAAATACAGATTGAACCCGAGGAAGAATCCGAGGATGACTTCAATGTTAATTTAGCCGAGTATTTAACAGAAGGTACACTTACAGAACTCTGCGGTGACTTAATTGGTGACTTTGATTCTGACATTGGTGCACGTAAGGATTGGATACAAACATACGTTGATGGGTTAGAACTCCTTGGTCTAAAGATTGAAGAACGCACTGAGCCTTGGGAAGGCGCATGCGGTGTGTATCACCCACTTCTATCAGAAGCATTGGTGAAGTTCCAAGCAGAAACTATGATGTCTATCTTCCCTGCATCAGGTCCTGTAAAAACATTAGTAATTGGTAAAGAGACACCTGAGAAAAAAGATGCAGCTGAGCGTGTACGTGAGGACATGAACTATCAGTTGACTGAGATAATGCCTGAGTATCGTCCTGAGACAGAGCGCATGCTCTGGGGTTTAGGTCTTGCGGGTAATGCGTTTAAAAAAGTGTACTACGATCCAAATATAGAGCGTCAAGTAGCTATGTTTGTACCAGCAGAAGATATCGTTGTACCTTATGGTGCATCAGACCTAGCCTCCGCTGAGCGTGTTACACATGTCATGCGTAAGACCGAGAATGATTTAAGAAAACTTCAGGCGGCAGGTTTTTATCGTGATATTGATTTAGGTGAACCTAACGATGTATTAGATGAAGTTGAGAAAAAAATTGCAGAGAAGATGGGCTTTAGAGCCACTTCAGATGACCGTTATAAACTCCTTGAGATGCACGTCAACCTAGATTTAGAGGGGTACGAGCATAAGGATGAGAACGGTAAACCCACCGGTATTGCACTGCCTTACGTAGTCACTATCGAGAAAGGTACACAGAATGTTCTTTCGATTAGACGTAATTGGGACCCGAACGATGAGACTTGTCAAAAGCGTCAACATTTTGTTCATTATGGGTATATTCCGGGATTTGGCTTTTATTACTTTGGGCTTATTCACCTTATCGGCGCTTATGCTAAGTCTGGTACTTCTATTATCAGACAACTTGTCGACGCTGGTACATTATCGAATCTGCCAGGCGGTTTCAAAACCAGAGGTTTGCGAGTTAAGGGAGATGACACCCCGATCTCACCCGGTGAATTTAGAGATGTAGATGTACCGTCAGGAGCTATTAAAGATAACTTAATGACGCTCCCATACAAAGAGCCAAGTCAAGTATTAATGGCGTTGCTCAATCAGATTGTTGAAGAAGGTCGTCGCTTTGCTAATACTGCTGATCTACAAATTAGTGACATGTCCAGCCAAGCACCTGTTGGGACAACGCTGGCGATTTTAGAGCGTACCTTGAAGGTAATGAGTGCAGTACAGGCTCGTGTTCACTACAGTTTGAAGCAGGAGTTGAAGTTACTTAAGAAGATTATTGCTGAATACACACCAGAGGAGTACAGCTATGAGCCAGATGAAGGGTCCAGATTTGCTAAGAAGTCTGACTACGATGATGTGGACGTCATCCCTGTTAGCGATCCTAACGCTTCAACAATGGCACAGAAGATTGTTCAATACCAAGCAGTAATGCAGCTTGCAGCACAATCACCGAACTTATTTAATATGCCCCTGTTGTATCGTCAGATGCTAGATGTGCTTAGTATTAAAGATGCACAGAAGCTTGTACCTCTACCAGAGGATATGAAGCCTAAAGATCCAGTCACAGAGAACCAGGACATCCTGATGCTAAAACCTGCTAAGGCGTTTTCATACCAGGACCACAAAGCACATATTCAAGTACACACAGCTGCTATACAGGATCCGATGATTATCCAGTTATTACAGAATAATCCGCAAGCGCCACAGATGCAGGCTGCTATGCAGGCTCATATTGCTGAGCACTTGGGTATGCAGTATCGGATTGAGATTGAGAAGCGTCTTGGTATTCAGTTACCTGCTCAGTACGATGAGTCGGGCGAAGAGAATCCGATGGACCCAGCTCTTGAAGCTAAGTTGGCACCACTACTTGCACAAGCAGCCCAGCAAGTTCTACAACAGAACCAGGCACAAGCTGCACAACAGCAAGCTATGCAGCAAGCTCAAGATCCGATGCTCCAGTTACAACAGCGTGAAGTGGCTATCAAGGAAGCAGATCAGCAACGCAAGGCACAGAAAGACATGGCTGATGCCCAGCTCAAGGCTGCTCAGATTGCTACCGAGAACAAGCGGATCGAGTCTCAGACTAAGAATGAGATGTTAAAAGTAGCTGCAGAAATGCGTGACGAGCGTGAGAAGTTAGTAATGAAGGAAGTGTTAGACGTTATGAAACCTAATAAACCTAGCGGGAAAGGACAGTAATGGATGCTTCTGATGTTCTAGTGGACATGCTAGACAGAGAGATAACAGGTAAACGAGATTGGATAGGCAGCGGACAAGCTAAAGACTATCCCGAATACCAAAAGGTTTGTGGAGAGATCAAAGGTCTGCTCTTTGCAAGGCAGGAAATATTAGACCTAAAACGTAAATTGGAGAACTCGGACGATGAGTGAAACCTTAGATTTGTCACAAGCAGTGGACTTAGCTGCTGTGATGCAGAAAACAGCCGAAGAACGGGCACGACAACTGCCTGAACCTAAAGGCTACCGCATATTGTGTGCAATACCAGAAGCAGAAGAAACTTTTGAAAGTGGCATCATTAAGTCTGACGAAACCCGTCGGCACGATGAACTCTTATCTACAGTGCTATTTGTAGTGAAAATAGGCTCGGATTGTTATAAAGATCCGGAACGTTTCCCAAATGGAGCATGGTGTAAAGAGGGTGACTTTATTCTGGTTAGACCCAATGCAGGAACTAGATTGGTCATTCATGACCGAGAATTCCGTTTAATTAATGATGATTCTGTGGAAGCTGTAGTTCAAGACCCACGGGGCATCAAACGTAAATTTATCTAAGGAGGCTGGACATGGCTGAAATGGAAAAAGAAGTATATAAATTCCCCGATGAAGTAGAAGATCAGGGTAAACCCGTAGATACGGATGAAGATAAGGGTAAACCCTTAGAAGCAGGCTCATCGGATGATCTTGAAATTGAGATTGAAGACGATACCCCCGAAGAAGACAAAGGTAGACGTCCTGCTGATCCTGAGCAAGTCAAGAAACTAGAGGTTGAGGTTGATGACTTAGATAAGTACAGTAAAGAAGCAAAGGACAAGCTTATTAAAATGAAGCGGGTCTGGAACGATGAGCGTCGTCGTGCAGATGCTGCCCAGCGGGAGCAACAAGCAGCTATTGATGCCGCCCAGCGCTTGATGGAGGAGAACAAGCGGATTAAGGAAATGCTTACCAAAGGTGAAGCAGAGTACAAAGCCGCCGTTACCACCACATCAGAAGTTCAGTATGAAATGGCTAAACGTGCTTATAAAGAAGCATATGATGCTGGCGATTCAGAAAAACTCATGGAAGCTCAAGCGGCGCTAACAAAAGCTCAAATTCAACTCGAAAGTGCAAAAAACTTTAAACTTCCCCCTTTACAAGAAGAGAAATTTGATGTACAAACGAGTCAACAGTATCAAAATGCACCCCAACAAGACAAAAAGTTGGTGGATTGGCAAAACCGTAATACTTGGTTCGGACAGGACGAAGAGATGACGGCAGCGGCTCTGGGACTTCATGAGAAGCTAAAACGCCAAGGAGTGCAGATTGGTTCTGACGAATATTACGCAACGTTAGACAAAACAATGCGCAAGCGGTTCCCTGAAGGCTTCGATGAAGACATTGATCCGCCAGAAGAAGTAGAAGAGGCAGCGCCAAAGGCAGACACGCCAAAAGCTAAGCCAGCAACGGTTGTAGCTCCGGCAACTCGGTCGACCGCACCGAAAAAGATTAGGCTAAAGCAGTCGCAAGTTGCGATCGCTAAGAAACTTGGTCTTACCCCTGAGCAGTATGTCCGTGAACTTATGAAATTGGAGGCCTGACATGGCTACAAATAGATTAGATAGAAATACCGATAACCGTGAATTTTCAGAGCGTCCCAAGCAGTGGGCGCCACCTGAGCTTTTACCTGAGCCCGACAAGCAGGCTGGTTATGCGTATCGTTGGATTCGTACTTCAACACTAAATCAGGCGGATCCCCGCAATCTCTCTGCCAAACTCAGAGAAGGATGGGAGCCTGTAGGAATTGAAGAAC